AGAGGATGGCCGTCTGGTATTTTTTCTCAAAAGCGTCCATCTCGTTACACGCCCGCAGGAGGCGGGACGCGCCAATGCCGTCGTCTTGGTGCATAGAAACGACGATGCACCACATAAAGAGCTGGGCGGAGCGGTCGCGCTGGTCCTCGCGCTCCTGCTGGATGTTGTGGGTCAGTGCTTTCATCATCCAGCCCTCCTTACGTCGTATAGCAACGCTTGGCCGGGTTCCATGTGAGCTTCGGGACGCTCCGGCCGCAAACGCAGGAGAACTTCTCGTTTGCGATTTCGGCGTCCTCGACGTTCGTCCGGCCGTAG